TTATTCATATAAATCCTAGCTATATATTTGCCCTCTTGTTGTGACATTATATCTAAGATTCTATTTCTGTCATCGTTATCTCTTAAAATAAATTCAAAAGTAACCTCTGAGCTATGTATTGGAGTATCAGCCTTTTCTCCACGACCACTATATGACAATTTAAAGCCATCTCCTCCAACATTAAATTCACTTATAGGACCAGTATAGTCTTTTTTTAAGATGTGCAATTCATAATAAATTCCATTATCGTCTCTAAACTTTGCTCTATTTGTTATTCCGTATGCCATTAATAACTATTTTTTCTTCGTGAGTATCTGTCGTTAGATAAGAATATATCCTCGCCACTTATCATGCCTTGTACTTGTACCGTCTGACCTCCTATCATATCTTTTAACTTATTTAATGGAGCTATGACCTCTGGATTTGTATTTGCTCCAGCATACTCTCCCATAAGACCAACGGTTGGTCCAGAAACTATACCACCATCGGCAAAGGCTGGAATTGCTTTGTTAAATATTCCTCCGACTGCTGCTCCAGCTCCAGCAGCTATTCCAACATTTAAAGGAAATGGTACACTTATAAGAATCTTAGCTATTTGCGTAGCTATTGCCTCACTTAGTTTTGCTTTTACTACATCTCTAGCAGCATTTAAGGCGACTTTTCCAATAGATTTAAAACTAAGCTCAGCTCCTTCTTGCATTGAGTTGAAAGCATTAACAAAAGTATCTTCTAGTTGTAATCCTATCTGCTCTAGTTTTGTAAGTGAGCTTCCTAATATATCTACAGCAGTTGCAGTTTCAGTTATTTTAGCTGGTGTTGTTACTTCAAATCCAGTAATTAGACCAGTTTTTTTAGGCTCTATTCTTTGTGGTATTCCATTAGGAGCATCAGTCACTCCTCCTTGTTGTGTAGTATTTAGATTTTGTAGTGCCTCATTTAGATTGTCAACTGCGTCTTTATTTTTATCTATCTCAGTTGTTGAATCTTTAAGCTTTTTTTCTTGCTCGTCTAATGATTCTCCAACCTCATCTATAACTGCAAAGTATGCAGCATATTTTGGAGAAACTGCACTCAATGCTCCTAATACAACTTTAGCTATGAATTTACCAACCTTACCCATCTGTAGAGCTGTTTTAATAAATCTCTCTGTGTCTAGTATAGCAAAGCCCATAATACCAACTAAAGCAGTTGCTGCTGCTCCAGCCAATCCAGTTGCTAAAGTTAATGTACCTAACGCTTTAGCTAATGATGATACAACCGTTACTATTTTGCCTAACACAATTAAAGCTGGTCCAATAATAGCTGCGTATTTAGCAAATTGTACTATGTTTTCTTTTTGTGCTGGTGTTAAGTTTCTTAGCCTTTCAGCTAATCCTTGCAATGACCTTTTTAATGGCTCTATATTATCAAGAACTAATTTACCAAATTCCTCAGAAACATCTCCGAGCTCATTTTTTAGCTGTGTTAATGGTCCTAATCCCTCTTTAGCTATTGCCTTAGCTTGTCCTTGAAATTTGCTTGTTAAAGTTTCAGTAAGTTTTACAGCTTTTTCTTGTGCTGTCATTGCTGGATTTAATCCAGTGTCAAAGTATCTTTTAAGAGCATCAGTAGAAGTTCCAATAGTTTTACCTACTAATGAAGCTGCTGTTTTTAAATCAACACCCATACCAGTAGCAAAATCTTGCAAGGCTGGAGTAATCATTAAAATCTGATTCTCTGTTAATCCTAATTGAGATAATAAAGCTTGAGCCTCAATAGTAGCCTCATCTCCAAATAAAGTTTCTTTTTGTAATTCTCTTGCTTGTGCAGTTAATCTTGCAAAAGCTTCTTCGTTACCTTTTAATGATGTTCTAAGCTTAGTCTCTGCTTTTACTTGGTCATCAAATGCTTTAACACTAGCTGCACCAAAAGCAACAATAGGAAGAGTTAAATTACGACTTAAATTCTGTCCAGTCTTTTGTAAGTTTTTACCAAACTTCTTCATAGACCTAGATGCCTTTTTAAGACTACTCTGGAATTGCTTATCGTTTAGTGATAATTTTACGCTTAATGTTTTCTCAGCCATTGTCTTTATTTAGCAATTCGTATTTCTTTTTAATATATTCTGCTCTCTTCTTTTGTTTCTTAATGTCGGTCTTTACTTTCTTTTTTTCCCATTCAAACCTCATCAGCTTTTGTGGTGTTAGGTTTTGCCCTTTCTTAGTGTGTGGCTGTAAATTAACACAAGCCAACCAGCGTATCCTTTCCCATTCCCATTGCTGTTCTTTTTCTGCTCTATCGTTTACGCCCTTTTGCATACAGATAAACTCGTGAAAAGTTAAACTCCAAAAGTCTTGTGGTAATAATCCGAAGCCATATCCAATAGCTTCTAAAGTATCCCAAGTTACTTCTTTTTCTTCGCCCCTTTCGGAGCTTTCACGTTTCCCTCTGTCTCAAATTTAGCAGAGAACTGACTAGAAAATACCTCTAAAACTTTATTCAAAGCCTCAAAATCTTCGTCTAGTAAATCAGCGACATCATCAACATTTAAAGAACACTCTTTACCACTCACTCGTGATCCGTCTTTTATTCCGTTTAGGATAAGATAACAAGCATCGTCTAAACTCATTCCCTCTCCAAGCTTATCTAAGTCAGCTAAACTTCTTCCAGTATCTTTACAGAATAACCTCAACGAGTTCATTCCAAATCTTACTGGGTAATCTGTTCCATTTATTATAACTATTTCGTACATCTTTGTTAGTTTAAATTATTGTCAGTTGGAGCAGAGCCGAAGCCCTTACCCCAACCAACAAAGAAATTATTATGCCTTAGTTAAAGCTCCAGTTCCCTCTATTGAGCAAGAGTAAGTTGGAGCATCTTCTGTACCTCCAGAAATTTCTAAACTAGTGAGGTAGCCGTTACCACTTATAGTATAACCAGCAGCATCACTCAAACCAAATACAAAAGAAACATCGTCTCTGTCAAACATTTGGTCAAATAATTCAGCTACATCAGTATCTCCAGCAGCAGCTTCAAAGTCCATAAGACCATCAGCACTAAGGCTAAAAGATTTTTGTCCACCTAACAAATCTCTCCAACCAGCAGAGTCTTTTGTTGAGATGTCTATTGTATCTACATTCATACTTAATGATACATTTTGAGAATGCATCAACTTTACTGGTGTATCTGGAGTACCAGCAGTACTGCTAGGAGACACCTTTAGGATTAAATCCGTTCCGTTAAAAATCATGTTTTAAAATTTAAAATTTATAATTAGCTAATATCTAAATCTTCAGAAGTTTCCTTCTTTTTAGACTTCTTCTTTGTTGTATCTATTGCGTCGTTATGCTTTAAGAAGTTAAAGACTGCTCTTACTACCTTGTAAGTTTCGCCCTCTTCATATTGTACCTCTCTACATTCGATGTTCTTTTTTATCTTTACTTTATACATATCTATCTATTTATGTTAAATCTGTAATCTTGTGCAATACCATATAAACCAATACTACCAGCACTATCATCGTATAGCTCATTCTGGTCTTGGTAAAATATCTTATCAACTACTACACCACTATACGTCCCACTAACATAGTCTAAAGCTGTACGAATATAACCAGCAAGAGTTACCATGTCAGCGTAGCTATTGTGATATATGCTTATTTGTACTCTGACGTAATCGTACTCACTTACTCCGTTCTTAGTGTTGTTAGGCTCATCTCCAAACATCTGATAAGTTATATAAGGCAACTTAACGTCAGTAGGGAAATTGTAACGACTAGGAAATATTCTCAAGTTGCCATCAGTAGTAACTAAAGGAGCTACGTTTGAGTCGTTGCTAAGTATGTTATATATTACTTTACCTATCTCCATTACTTCATTCTTTTGTCAATGAGTTTTTTTATTTCTCCTATTACGCTATTTATAGCTGTGTTACCTTTACTAGAAGCAGTCTTATCTAACATTCTTAGTCCAGGAATACCCCTAAATCCATACTCTAAAAAGTAAAAATAAAATCCACTTTTTTCTTTATCAGCAAAAGACTTTTTAACTCTTGGTCCTATATATACCGTTGGTGGTTTGCCTTTAACATTCTTTCCGTTGATTATACCTAAAGACTTTTTAAGTTGTTTAGATTCAACTGGCACAATAGACTTAAGCTCTTGTAGTATAGGCTTTGCAGCTTTACGCAAACCTTGTCTCAATAGTGTCTTGTTTTTACTTTCAGACATATTAAGACTCTCTAAGTCCTTAATTAAAGAATTTAGTTCTCTCTCATCTATTTGAGCTGATACTATCATTGCTCTGGAAATGGGTTAATACCGTTATCTATTAATATGTTGATCCAATCTAATTCGCTAGTATATAAATCTACATTGTCCCATTTAGTCTCTAA